TCGGCTGTTTTATTTGTAATCTGTCTCTGTCCCTTAATAGAATAAGAACCAGCAGCGGTTGCCAGTGCATGTATTGCAATAATACGGGTAGTACTTGGAAGGTTGGCATCAGCCGTTCCGTTACTTCCTACCGTTGTATCATCGTCTACATATTTTAATACAGCATCCCCTGTGGCTATAGCAACTTTAATATTAGTAGACATAATTTCTCCTTATGAGTAAGGAGAGAGTGGCATTGCACCACTCCCTCTTACTAGGTTATTAGCCAGCACTTCCGAAGAAACCACGCCAATCAGAGACACCGAAGCTATAACGCTCACGTGCTTTGAATCGGAGATTTCCTGTATCGAAGTCAGGCTCCATTTTAGTCTGAAGCGGAGAACGGACAAACATTTTTGTACCATTCGGCACGTCAGTCTTCACAAACCAAGCATCCGTATCGGTTAGACGCCTGTTAATGAAGTAACCTTCAGGAACCATACCCATATGACGTACTGCGTTAATAGCATTCGTATTTGGGTTAGCCTGTGCAGCACTCGTCTGAGTATTGCCAGGGCTACTTAGTACACGATCTGCTACCGCCCAGTAGTCAACTGGAATATGTAGCGAAACTGCACTTGCACCAATCAGAATACCACGATCATCTTTGATCTTCTGAATAGATGTCAATGCTGTTTCAAGGGTTGATTCTGCCAGATCAGACGCAGCCAGAAGGTTGGACTGATTACCGTCAGAAATAGTTGGATGTGCGGCAGAGAAGAAGGCAGCACTATCACCAATAGTATCAGAGAAACCATTGTTGAAAATATTCGCTGCTTTAACCTGTTTGGTATTCGCCATTGCACGGGCAAGACCTTTTGCACGTAGTTTGGCAAACGTATCATACAGATTGTCTTCCATTGCTTCTTCAGTGACAGCAAAGGCAAGAGCTACAGTCTCAGCCGTATAACGGGCTGTGTAGCTTTCCTGTGCATCATCATAAGAAACGGAAGCACCTTCACCTTTCGTGGGGGCGGTTCCGAAACCTGTGAAGAGTACTTCTTCTTCAAACGCACGGTCTGAGTTTTCAATTTCAAAGAGAGGCTCATGCTCATTATTTACCTCTCCATACTCCATTCCGAAAACGGCATTAAGACCTGGAAGGAGTTCTTTGCTAATACTAGCTCTATTAATAGCCATAATAAATCCTCCCTATTAAGCCGTTGAAGCTGTTGCAGTTACGTAACGGTCACGATGCTGGTTAATCCAGACTTCGACAATCGGATAAGCATCCGAATCCTTTTCATCAGGATACTTCGCTTTACCAATTACCCGTACAGCACCCGTAGCTTCTGTTCCAGATGCGCCATCAAGGTAGTAACTAGACTGACCTGTAACGGTGCTACCAGAACTTGCAGTGGAGCTTACAGTTACGTTGTAATTCTTTACCGGAAGCAATTCTGCTACACTCAAAGATAAAGAAGCTTGAATGTAATAAGTCTGATCAGGATCAGTTATTACAAAGAATTTAATGTCCGTGGCACTTGTCCCGCCATTCCAATAACGTGAGAACTTTTGTTCTCCATTTTCCACATACTGACAGCCCATGAAAATACCAGAGGCTTTAAGTGTTGCGGCAATGTAAGGAGAAATAGTAGCAAAGTTTGCACCAGGCATAACTACCGGATCTCCAGTAAAAATGTTATTAGTAGGTGAACCCGTCATACCCGTTGAGGTAAGCGAGATCATATCAGTGACAGCTTCATTGTTGTAGTTGCCACCTTTTTTACGAGCAGGAATGAAACCACGAAATGCTTTAGTAGTAGACATTGTTTCATCTCCTTATTGTTATAGGAGCTAGTCCTGAAAACTAGGAACTCGCCCCTTTGTTGTTACAGAACGACTCGAATTTGTAATGGGCATTCTTGAATCAGAAGTCTTCATCAACTGTGCATTTACTGCATCCATCTGATCGTTAGACTTCTGTTCGTAGAATTTCCTACGAGAGTTCACTTTTCCGGCTGGCATTTTAACCAGGGCTACATCTCCACGACAGACTGCTCCCTGATACCTGCCTTCATCCCGCACGAAGGATGTTAGAGCCATTTCTGGAACTTCATCTGGAGAGACAAACTCCCATCCAAGCTGTAGTTTCTTACCTACATTTCCGATGTCGTCTTCACCTTTGATGGAGATTCGTATCCAACGTAACGCCAACCCATCATTGTCAAATCTTGCTTGTACAGTATCAGGTATTGTTAGCGTATTAGGTTCTTCAAAGGTCCAGTTATCTTCTCTTAGATTCTGTTCTCTTAATGTCTCGCTACGTGTCTCATTTCGTGTTGTCATACTTCGTTCCTCCACGTCTCTAATTTACAGTAGTATACTCACCGTCAGCTTGTGTAACTTTAAGCTTTTCGGCAGCATACTGTTCAAGTGGGATATTCCATTTCTGAGCCAATCTCACATCTTCTTTTGAGAGTTTGACTTTTCTGCTGGAAGTCGGAGACGAGCGTGAAGCCCCCGAAACCACTTGAGCAGGTTGTGACGTATTTGAAGCAACTTCTGCTTCAGTTTCCTGCACACGTTCATAATTTTTAGGGAAAGCATTTTGTAGCCTTCTGTCAATTTCTGTATAAAACTCTTCATCATCAGGACTATAACCTTCTCCTTTTAATTCAGCATCTATTGCCAGTGCGGCAGCAGTTCTAATTGTATCTTTACCAAACCATTCATTTTCTGTAGCCCACTCTTGAGCTTTAGGATCGAATGCTTGTTGAGGTTGTAGTTGTACTTCTTCTCTTGGTTGAACCTCTTGTGGTGATTCTTCATAATTTAATTTAGCAGAACCAACTGTTTTAAGATCTGCTTGTGCATCATTCAAAGCTTCCTGCGCTTGGAGAAGTCTTTCTTTATTACCTTCTTCAAAGGCTTCTAAATAAACCTGTCGAGCTAATTCTACTTTATCATTTAATTGCTTTTCTGAAGCATCAAGACTAAGTTTATTTACATTAAATAATTCCTGGTCTTTCTTTCCCAATGATTGTGATAATGTTTCATTCTGACTTATTAATGTCTGAATTTGTTCATCACGTTCTTTACGTTGTCTGATAAGTTGACGTATTCTTTTTGCAGCACCTTCGGTTTCTATACCTTCCAGTTCCTTTGGTTTCTGCTCTTCTACAGAAGCAGATTCTTCAGGTTGACTTTCTACTACTTCTTCCTCTTCTACTTCATACTCTACTTTGTCAGAGTCTTCCACTGATTCGGGAACCTCTACATCATTCCATTCATCTTTATCACTCATATTACTCTCCGTTGTTAACGACACAAACGATTTACGTTCTTTTGCTTATACTATTATAGCATACTTTTGCCCATTTCCCAAATCATATAGATCCTTTTCCTAAATTAAAAGTTGGATCAAGGTCTTTAGGGTCTTCTACTTTCATGATAATCTGATCATCAAAGAGAAGAATCAGACGTACACCTTTATAAAAAAGCTTTGTTCCTGCATGTTTACCATAACATACATAATCTCCTACATTACACCAAGAACCAGCAGGAAACTTATCTTTATCCATATAAGCCAGATCGCCCATAGCCAATACTTGAGCTACTGTCGTTAGATAAGACATGTCATCCTTGGTTGAATCGGGTATAAAGATACCACCCTTGGTTACACTTTTTACTGATATGGGGCGAACCAGTACATGAAATCCTGGTAAATCAGGAAGAGGACTAGGATCTGGAGTTTCTTCCAGGTCCGTAATCCAAAGATCATTCTTGATTGCACCGCCTAAACCTACCTGTTGCATGTTATTCTTCATCCTCTCTGTACATACGCTTTTTAATAATATCTGTTAAGTTATCTCTGGCCCATTCTATTCCAGATATGGAGCCAACTAGCTGACGATAGTGAGGATAGTCTTCTGCCAGACCACTACCCATAGTAAGTCTAAGATCATTTATCTTATTGTTAAACTCACTTACTACCTCATCCCAAATATCCATACCTAGTTGTAGAGTGAACTCTTACGGGTACTTTTCTTTGGATCAGGCATCTTATATGAAGAATCATCAAATTTACCTAGTGAAGACCGCATTGATTTTGGCCCCCATACAGCAGGTTCTTTGAAAGGATCTCCAAAACTTTTGTCAGTATCCTTTACGTGTTCAGGATAACCTTTACCCTTCATCATCATTTTTCATCTCCTTTTGTTGTGCTATAGCCATTTTAACTAGAGCGTCTAAACCTTTTATATCAAGTTCCTTTTCATTTTTAGTTTCTTCCTCAAACAAATCTTTTAATACTTTAAGTACCTGTAGCTCATCTTCTCTGTCCAGTTTAAATTCTTCAATAGCAGATCTACCCAGAACTTCCATTTCTTTTATTTTTTCCTTACTGCTTCGATCTGCTTCAGACTTTTCACGTTTAAAGTTATCACTAACAGTTGTTTTTAACATATCAATAATCTGTTCATTTTCTTCAAGATCAAGTTTTTTATTCTTGAGTTCAAGTTCTGCTGCATTAGTCATGGTATCTGATTGCAGTTTTTGTTTCTCCAATTCTACCTTGGCTTGTTCAAGTGCTACAAGCTGTTGTTCTGGAGACTGAGCCATACCCATTGCCTGATTGGCATTCATTACTTGTTGTGCTGCTTCAGCCATTGCCATTTCAACCATTGATGGATTATTAGCTGCTTCTGGATTCTGCTGCATCATCTGTTGAGTAATACCACTCATCTGTTCCTGATACTTCATTACAGAATGTTCCTGTATGTTTGACTGAAGTATTGGAGCTATTCTTTCCATAATAGGATTAGCACCATTCATCGGATCTTGAAGATAAGCCATCTTTACCTGTACATGAGCATCATGGTTCTGCCCTGGAAATGCTGCTATAGGTACTCCCTTGGTTGCAGCCATAATATCTGATACGGGGTCCATTGCCTTTGGTTCTATCTTTGGTGGCAGTATTTCTTCTACATTAGGCATGTTGGCAGCATTGAGTATTGTACGGTTCAATGCTTCAAGATTGAACATACCAGGTGGAGACTGCTGTGCCATCTGAAGAGCCATATTAGCCATCATCATGCGATGTGCGTTGGATGGAATGTTGGGATCAGATACAGGAATAATATCTACACGACCATCAAAGTCTTTCTTGAAAATACTTCTGTCTTCATAGGGAACATCATAAGGATATTCTTCTGGAAGATAGTCATAATCTATTCTAGCCAGAATTTTAAATTCATCTTTCTGGGATTTGTGTACACGTTTGTGTATGGCTGTAAAGAATTTACTGGATGCTTCCAATAATGCCATTGTAGTACCAACGGGTCCATAGGAGGCAGCATCAGAGATAACCTGCTCTGTGCTATCCGCAAACTTCTGACCAGCAGTAGCTACGAAATTCAACATCTGGAATAGAGTAGAGGAAGGCTCTTTATAGGGAAGGGGAACAATAGCCTTTGATAAATCTACACCAGTTGCTTCAACCTCCTTGAACTCGCCAGGAGCAATAGGTTCGTTGTCGCCAACCATCCTAACTCCTTTGGCCTTAAAACCTCCAGGTAAATTAGCAAATTGCCCTGCATCTATGAGGGAACGCATAGCTGCTGTGGCACTCATTGTTAGATTACCAAGAAAGTGTATAAGACCCAGGCCATAAAAACCAAAGCCAGGAACAAACCTATAATGCACGAAATGGCTTACTTTTTCTTTGTTCACATCATCTTGCTTGTAGTTTCTACGGATACTTAGCACCTGCCTGGACTGCTGTTCCACAGTCACAATATAGGGAAGTGCTTCTTCTTCATCCTCAATAGTTAGATAACAGTGTTGTTCAAGAAGTATGTATTGAGGATCATGATCGGAAGACGGAGATAGTCCCAGGATAGTATCCATCTTCTCTGTGAAGGGTGTCATATTAGATGAGGATGGTGTAGGAAGATGTACTTCCTGGTATACACCAGCCCGTATGTCTCTTGCTATTTCAACAGGGCTTCTGTGAATAACATGAGTATAACGATCTGCATTTCCAAGATCAGTTGCATAGTAGGAAACATAGAACTGATCAATCGGTATAAATTCTGAATGTGGCCTCTTGGTCGTAGCATCATAATACAGCTTCTTGAAAGCAGAACCGATGAGGGGGAGATGGAATAACATTCTTTCAAACTCATCGAAGTATTCCGGCATCTGTTCTGTAAGCTGGTAG